GACTTATTAAAATCAAGATAATTTCTTGATATTGTTTCAAATTCATATCCTCCGATGTAAGCCTTTCCCGGATCTAGGATGGCCACCAATTTGGAAGAATCTCCACCAGTAGTATAAACTCCGTCATTACTTGGTAATTTTAGATGTTCCTTTATCTGAAGTCCAAAATCTGATACTGTGTAATTTCCAGATTCGTCGAGAGTTCTTCTTGCGAATGTTTCTTCGAGGACCGCATAGTCTGGGTAGTTTTGCTTCTTAGTTACGATACCATTTTCGTATCTAAGAATTTCTACAAAATTATCCGAAACATAATTTGAAATTGCATTTCCACCCGATTCAAACGCTGTGAATGATAGTAAAAGATTCTTTTTCAGTCGATCCGCTCCGGGAGCCGAGAAGTTCGGTGCGTCGTTTGCAGGATCCAAGAGGCTTGCGTCATCATCTGATGTTACAATAATATTTTCAACGGCAAACCCCACTCTAGCAGTAGGATTTTCAAACATCTTAGCGCCAGTCGCAATGCCGAGGTTCGGACCATCGGTATTTAATTGGCTTGTCGAGATATTGTACGGGACCACTCGTTGCGAAGGGGCCAGAACAAAAGACCCATCTACAAAATAGATTCCGGGCTGTGTGGTGACGATTCGTGCCTTGCCCGTGTGTGGAATTTGTCCGCCTGAAGGCTTTACTTGGAATCTGTAGCGGTTTCCGAGAGGGGTCTGCAACTCTATTACATTCGAGGGATTAATGGTAACATTACCGGTCAGGAAGTTGAAGAAAATATAGTGATGTGGATCGGACTGCGAATTGTTCTCTAGCGTGCCAACTATCCTACCTACTCCGTTCGTATACGAGTTGTTGCCGATGCCGAATTCGGTGTCGGTGATCTCTCGAAGCGCGGAGGGAATTTGAGAATTTGAGATATTTTCCCACACCAACCCAGATAATTGTTGAATTCCTGTTGTCTGAATTCTTACATAAAATAGAGTAGATTCTGAAATCTGTCCACCAGACACCAAAGAACCCGATTCGAAAATATGATCTCCGAAATCTTTTATTTGATTCTGAAGTATAGTCTGTAATTGAGTTAGTTCTCTGGCCTGAACAGAAAAACCCGGACGAAAAAGAATTCTTTGGAATCCCTTATTCGCATTAAAATCATCATAATACGGATTTATGTTATAGACACTATTTTCAAAAGTCATTTCTATTCCTTAAATGGTCAGTACTATCTTAATTTCTTCTCTTTGATTCTGACTTCTTTCCAATACTTGAATGTTTTCAAGATAAAGGAAGTTTCCACTTTTATAGTCAATCTCAGGGGTATTTATACTCTCCACCGATGCCAAATCGAAACTTTGCACACCAGACGGCAAAATTACCGATATCTGATCCGCTGCGGTAAATCCGACGAGGACATTTACTAAATCCAAATAACCAACAGAATTGGAGAATCCCACACCATCTACAAATTCCAGATTCCATGAGGAAATGGTTCCACTGGCATTAGAAACGCTTCCCCGGACGATCGTATCTTCCGAAAATGTAGTCTCTGTAAAATCATTATTTTCAGTAGAAACTCTAAGTCTAGTAGTCTGTCGGTATGTCAGTTTCTCGTTGATTTCTTGCGATCCTAAAAATCTACTGATCGCAACACCGGTTACGGATCCGTTTGCGTAGTTTTCATTACATATGACAACGGTATCACTTACAGATAATCTTTTAGTTGGATTCAGAACCCGCAGAATCCCGCTACTTGGGTTTCCAATAGTTGAGATGAATTCATAAAATTCTCCAGTTTGTCCGGAACCATTAAAAATTAATTTACTGGATGCCTGAATAAGATCACCGAAGTCACTTATAGGAGTCTCTGATACTACGAAGTAAGAATGAATAAAATCCCCACCTGATCCTATTATATTACCCATAATTGATGGATTAGAGATCAAAGAAAATTGTCTAAAATCGCTGTTAGTTTTAATTTGATCACTTTCGTCCTTATCGAAGTCGGTTGATATCATAAGGCTTGAAGATCCCAATTCATAGATGGCATCAAATCCATGACCGTTAGGTGGTGATAGGACGACATCAAACACATCACCGGATGGAGTTATGCTCCCGCCAAAAGATCTAGCAGTAGAGAAGGTATAGCCCAAACCAGAATTTGTCATGTCAACATATTCTATAAAATTATTATTCATTTTTGCTTCTGCTCTGGCTCCAGATCCATCGCCAGAAATAACAATAGAAGGAATAATAGAAAAATTGTATCCAATAACATCGTCAGGTTTCGAAAAGTTTTCTTCCAAAGTTAATATTCTTGTACTTCCATCGTAGGCCGCTATTTTTCTAATCTCTCCATAGTTTTGAGAATTTAGATCAATTATTTTTAAGGAATACTGAAGATAGACTCCAGAAGCCGAAGAAACATCTGGCCCAGATATTCTATATTTTAATTCCGCAGGCACCCCTTGATCAATAATGTAACTTCCAACTTGGGTACTCCCGTCGATCGTATATACGAATGGTGTAACGGCATCTAATATGTCAATGAACTGAATAGACCCATCAACAGCGGCATTTTGAACATCCAATTGATTCTGTCTCGGATCATTTGTACTTACGATGTCCTTTACAGTAAATACCGGTATGTAATCATCTGTTATGAATTCATCATCAATTTCAGATAGTTGGTACATAAATTTCCATTGGTAACCGTCAGCCGTTTGAAAAACATTAGTAAAAGTTTCAAACGGCTTGGTGTTTGATGGAAGTCCATTATTATTGTCTATACACTTATAAATTCTCTTTGAATCGACCAATGTGTAAAATTTCAGATCCGACATATCGACATCATCTCTGAAAGCATCATAGACGGTTCCAGCGGTCCAATTATGGCGAGGAATTACTAGAGCAATGTCTCGCGTGCTGATTTTCTTCAGGGCGATGACCTCTCTCCAAAAATTTGTCTCGGCCTCTAGCGTGTCCAATGGCTGTGGCGGGTTAAACTCGTCGTTCCACTCCGTGGTCTTGCCGATACCCAAAAACAGACTGTCGCCATCACCATCTTGCAGTTGTTGCAGAAATTTTGTTATCAATCTAGTTTTAAATGTCTGTTTTAGGGGATTCGATGGCATTAAAATTTCTCCATGAGTCTGTCTCACACTTTATATTTATAGTATTATTTAACCGTCAGAAATGGAAGAAACATTTGAAAGTTCCGAGGACTGGTGATTGTATCCATTAGAATATGAAATAAAATCCCTGATCTTTATATTTTTGAATGATATGTTTGGATCAATTCCGGGAATGTTCTGGGAGTTCGGATGTGAAAATATTGGCCAGAATGGAAACCCGAGAGGATTTCCGGGGCTTGATAGGATCTCTCCGGTTATCGGTGATTGATATCCGTCTGGGTACGCTTCATCGAGACTTACAAATGTCTGAAATGTGTATGGAGTGTAGTTTCCAAGTAATGGAAGGAAAACATTTCTCACATAATTTTGGTCGCTCAGTTCCGCTCTAAAATTTCTTTCTATGTTAACAGCACCGAACATTCCAAATCCGGCGGGATGCACCAAGTTTTTTATGACATCTTTGTATTTACTGATGGTCAGTTCAGATTTAAGAACATATGAGTATGCTTGATAGTACACATTATCTTGCAGTACTTTATTGGTGCTAATGTGACCCTTTTCAGATTCATAGAATCCCTGATATCTATTGATTGTTCCTAAAACCACTTCTCCCTCAGCATCAGTTTCTGCCACGGGTACGACAGAAAAGGAATCCACAAGAGGATAAAAGAAACTATTGGTGTCCGCTCCGTCGCTCAGTGGGGTGGAATGTTCCAACTTTATGACTGTGGATGCGGATGTCGCCGTAAAAGGAAATTGATACTCTTTCCAATTATACCCCACTACACCCTGTAAGATGGTAGTCGAAAATTCTTCAGACACCACTCCTGCCGTGGCTCGAACAAATCTGGTTATGTCTACTCCAAAACCGGCAGATGCCTGTGGGTTGCTAGTCATCGCAAATTTGAAGATGTATTCTCTACCGGGAATGGTCTGTATGGTCTGTTGGAGCCCGCCCCGTTCAGTTTGAATGGTTCCCCCGAGACTTATGGCCGCACGGCCCTCGAACGGAAGAAAGGCTGCTGGGTCGTTCGTGAATGGACTTCTGAATCCTATAAAAACTCCGTTTATAATTTGCCATCCGAATAGATTTTGACTAGCGGAAGTTAAAGAAAGAATGAGCCCGGATGTCGTTGAAGAAAAGTCTCCTAGTTCAAAACTTCCATTGTAGATCAAATTACTGAGAGAAAATGGATCGTTACGAATGAACTCAACTTCAATTGGATCATCATCCGACTGTCTGTAATTTACGCCAGAATTTATCATTCGTACGGATTTTACTTCTCCAAAATTTCCTACTCTTGATACTTCACCAATGGCCCCGGAGCCGGTCGAGCCAGTTATTACTACCGAATCTCCTACTGTATACCCAGTCCCCTGTTCGGTGACATTCACAGACTGGACGACGGAATATGTCGATCTTTCGGTGTATATTTTTCCATCAAAAGTAAATTCAATCGGGAACCCGGGCTCGAAAAATCCAGCAACACTTGCCACGAATAATTCGGCAACATCATAAATTCCTTCTCTATAGCGAATTACTCTTTCACATCTGGCGGTCGCCTTGATGGTATTATTAGATTTATCTACTTGATTTACAATCATTCCTACGGCATTGAAGATATCTGTTCCAATATTATTGGTTACCTTTATGGATATCTGTTGAATGTAATTGCTTCCGGATGCAACAAAAATATCATCTTTTGGCAGGTATGTGCTTACATCAACACCAAAAATAGTCCTGAATAGAAATTTAAAGGATGCTTCCGTTCCCTTTACATTGTAGAATTGTTTGATATTTTTAACGAGATTCGACATGCTGACGGTCGTGCCGTCAACATTTTTTGCCAAATTCTTTGGAAAGTTTGTCAAATATTGAGATCGGAATGAATCTATAAATTCATCCATATTAGCATCTACATCTCCGATGCTTCCGATGTCAAGAGGTGATATTGTCGAATATGTTGTTTCAAGCCACTCGTAATACGCCTGTAGGAATAGAACAAAATTTGGGTGATCTTCCCGTATGAATTCTGGTAACTGTCTAGAAATGATCGGTGATATTTTAAGTGGAATGTTCATATAGTTTATGTATTAAATGGGAACGGAATTCCAGAAAGAGATGAGTTATTGAAAACAACCTTTTGCGATGCCCTAACATTTATATCAAACGGATCGAGTAGAAGAATCATGTTTCTAATGGTGTTAATGTTTTCATTTTCTGGCTCGACTCGAATTTTGATAATAGCATCGTTTCGATCGGTTCTGATTGGTGTTATGTTGAAAATTTCTATTTTTCCTCGGGCGTAGTCAATCAGGCCCGCTTTAGAGTTTACGATAACTTTTCTATCGTTAACCAACCTGAATGTTCTAATATTACCAAATCCATCGTCATCAAAATTGACCTGAATTTCGGTGTCCTCATCATCTTTAATTGTGAATGGTGAAGAAAACAGAACCGGCTTGTATCCGTCGTCCGGGTGGAATATTTCATTGTTAAAATTAATCGAATATGATCTGGAGACATTCAGAATAATGGGTAATCTTTTCTCTAAAATAATTTTGCTTTCATTTCCGAGAATAGAAGGATTTGCATCATCAATAAAACCGGTAAAAAATGAGAAGTAAAAGTTTTTGTCAAACTTTTCTAATTCTTGCCTTCCGAACGCTCGTATTCTGGAGACGATCAAGGACTCTATTCCGGATTCGGAAAGAGATGTTGCTGTCGGGTCGTACACCACACTACTATCAATGAGAAGATAGATGTAGTCGGGGTCAATCACTTCAGGAGTAATTCCCAAAACATTCTGGTTTGATAGAATGTTTCTGGCGATGTCCGTTTTTTCTAGATCAGTTAAAACGCTTCCGGATATTGGTTTGATGGAAATAAACACTTTTCCGTACTGGGGTGGGCTTGCTTCCTCGCCACCGTACACGAATACGGAGTCTGCCTGACCATATTTTGCTGTGATGATGGCCCGGTAATCGTTAGATGTAACCGCCCGATTCTGTGCCTGATAGGACAGCGGAGCAGTAAATTTAATTGATCTGGAAGATTCAAAATTTGAACCACCGGCCACTGAAGATTTTACAGAAACTACGGCTTTCGGGAATCCAACTAGTTGGAATGTTCTCTCGTTTGCGGAGTCTGTGTTTCCGATTCCGTTTGCTTCCGGTCCTCTTGTTGACAGAGACTGCACCGTTATGTAATTTCCAGATCTCAAACTTCTTCCCAAGATTCCATCGCCGAAGTAGATCTGAAACTGACCGCCCTCTTTTTCTTCCAAGAAATACACTCTACTATCCGAATCAATGACTGAAAAATTAGAACTTTTATTCCAAATTTCAGAAAATCCGCTGGAGTCATCTATAGAGGTCTGTACCCGGACGACCAAACTGTCCGTATCGACTCTGTTATTGAAAAATGCAAATTTGGGATTCGTTGTAGATGAGTTGTAGATGAAATTTTGAACCTGTAGAACACCCTCTGAAATTACGATATCTTTAATAAACCAATTCCTATCAATTTCGCTAAAATCTAGTTTGTATGGCCTTTTGGTGATGAAATTAAAGACATCACCATCTATAGTTGATCTAAAGACGGTGCCGGTGGATAGGTAGTCAAATATATTACCACCTATTTCGGGTCGGATTTCTCCAAAATTAACATTTACCTGTGCCTTTGCACTCTTAATCGAGCGAGGAACATATCCTAGGTGTTTTGCAATGGATGTAATGGATTTTCTCTTTGCGGCACTGTCTAAGAATGTCTCGTTTGCTACCATGTTGGTGTAAAAACCGTGATGATGTGCATTAAGAGCAAGAACATCCAATAGAATGTTCATACCAGAACCCTCAAAATCAAAATCTGTGAAAAGGCCCTGATCGCGTAGGAATGTCTTGAATGATTGCTTAATACCATCAAAATCTAGTTGAGAGACATCTAATCTCTTTTGAGTAGTCATTTAACGGAGCCTTTCCAGTGAGAATGTAAGGGCACTTTGCCTCAAAGAGTTTTTCATCGTAAATTTTATGTTTATTATAAGAGAATTTCCGCCGGATTCAAGGTCTACCCCCACCCTGTCCAAAATAACTCTCGGCTCATATTTTTCAATGACTCTGGTAATTTCTTGTTGAAGTCTTATGGCGGTCATCGGAGTAGCAGGTTCAAACATCAAATCATACACTCCAGAATTAATTTCTGGGTGGAATGGCTTGTCGCCCCTTCTGAACCTAAGAAGGTTTCTGAGAGATCTTTTGACTGCATCTTCATTTGTTTTTGCGACAAGATCACCCGTTGCCGGGTGAGACAAGAAATCCAGATCTATATCCCTAAATTTCCAAGTTTGATTTTGAGTCACGAATAAATCTTCCTTTCAATCATAGTATATATGATTATTTTGAAAGATTTCTAATTGCTTCTTGGAGGTTACGAAATCCCTGATCGTTAATTTTTTCTAATTCTTGAAATTGTGTTTCAATTTGGCTGAATCTCTGTTCAACGGTATATTGATTCACTCTTCTGCTAGTCTCCCACGCAATGGCTCCGCCTATTCCTGTAAAGATGAATATCGAAATCCATTTCCATTCTTTTAGGATATGATTGATAATCGGAACATGGGTGGGTGGGTTTACATCTTGTTGGTCGCGTACATCGCCTTTTGAAATTTTCTGTAATTCTTTCAACTTAGAATCAAAAATTAAAGATATATCCTGACTTGAACCACTAACAATGGGAGAAATCTGACTAAAGAGAATCATGACATTATTATTATCATCTTTAATCGCGGTTACGATTAGTTTTACCCATATGCTACTTCCACTCTTTGTGATGTATCTTTTCGTTATAGGATACTCATCAATTTCTCCAGCAAGAACTTGAATGAGCATTTCCATATCTTCTGAAAAATCTTCCGGGTGTGTTATGTCAGAGAATATTTTCTTCTTTAATTCTGGCTCGGTATATCCAAGGATATTGCACATAGTTTCATTACAACGAATAAACCGACCCTCTCTAGAAACAAAAGAGAGCCCTATTTTTGATTTATTAAAAATAATTTCTGCTGTATCCGAATCTATTTTTTCATTAAAGTTTTGCATGGTACCTTATTTGTTTACCGAATTAAATTCTGTCTTATTAAAATTATAAAATTAGCAAAAAACTTTTGCTATGTGATAGTATATATTTTAATTTCGATCAGCGAATTTGAATCGTCCGTACCTTGGCCTTGGCCAAAACTATCTCCGCTGAGGGCGTGTAGAGCGCGGCGACGGTGTTCGCAAGTCCTGCGAGTTCGTGGAGATCTGCGCCGCTCAATGGTGTCCGTCCATCGAATTCGCTACCGTCGATCAGAATGCTATCTGGGTCGTTCGGAATGTTAGGCAATAGCCGAGCGATATCTGGTGCGAGCAACCCGAGTTCCGCGACGAGCCGGAGCATCGTCTCGGCCATTGGGCGTACTGATTCGTTACTAACTCGGACAA